TTAGAACGATTGTTAATTACATTCTTATAGTAGTTGTTTGTTCCATCAGGAAGCTTTGCGTCAGATGCCTTAGAAACAAAAGCAAACTTTTCAATTACAGTTCCTCTTTCGCCGCTAAACAAACCATCTTCATCAATAATTGCAATGTGGAGTTCGTCATTTCTTCCACCAACTGTAGCAGCAAATGCAGATGTATTAGGAGCATCATCAAACTCTGCTCTGTAAGTCCAGTTAGTAAATGTGTTAGCGTCAGCTAAAGAAACTTTTAAGGAATTGCCAAGAAGTCCAGGATATTTTGCAATCCAGTTAGCATCACCAGAACCAGCGGAGTGATTTGAAACGTAATCGTCTTCGTTCTCAACGAGAACAGCAGTCGCAGCACCAGAAGTGTTTGCAACAGCATTTTTTGCAGAACTTTTATCTACAACTCTAATAAGTTGAAGATTGTTACCATAAGATAAGAAATTAGCAGCAGTAAAAAAGGATGTTGCTGTGTTGTCGTTTGGTTTACCAAATCTTTCTACAAGGGCTGCTTCAGAATCAACTGTTGTAACAACACCAGTTGGTCCCCATTGAAAGACTCCGGCAAAACCACCCGCTGTAGTAGATACGGAAGGGACCAGTAGTGTTAGGTCTACTTCCTTTACTAATACACCTGGTGAAAGCTGAAATGCCATGTTATTCTCCTTATAACCGTTATGTTTGAAGCCATAACCAAATTTACTTTATATTTATAATTATAAATTTCTCAGGAAATCCTTGTATCCTTCTTGATACTTGTCTGTCAACCACAGATCTCCTCCAGCAACTTCAAAATCTGGCTCCAAGTTTTGTCCATCGTTTAATATTCCAAAAGGTGTAAGTTCTTCTTCAATTTGAACAATCTGTTGATTGTATAATGCCTTTCTGTTATTTGCATTCATTAAATCTTTAAAATAAGGATCGTTTGATGCCCACGCAAATATAACAAGTGACATGGTTAAGTCATCATTGTATCCTTCATCAGCTTCGAATGACCCTCTAAACTCAACAAACGTTGAAAATTCTGAAATAATATCTTTGTCAAATACTAAAAGTTTATCTTCTTCAACTAAAGACTTCAGAGTTGCACAGCCAATTTTCTTAATTTGTTTTGTTGTTCTAACACCAAGCGTTGCTGACCTACCACTTGAAGATAAAAATTGACCGTACTTTTGATCATGTCCAACCCAAAACATATTATCGTATTCCAAATCATTATGAATGATGTCGGCAACTTGCTGACCAATATCATTAATCTCAACTAAAATGTAAGCTGAATTATAATCTTTTGCTGCTTTAACAATATAGTCTGGATACAGCAAAGGCGTTATCTTGTTATCTCTATATTTAGCAACTATTTCAAATGGATACTTTGTGCAATCTATTACAGTAAATGCTGAGTAGTCACCACCAACACCCCTAGAAGTGTCTACTGATACAAAATACAAATGATCTTTTTCTGGTGCCTTTAATACATCTAAGTTGTCTTTTGAGTGAATATAAGACTTTGGAGACAGCCTACCTATAGTGTCAGCTGAAATAAGAGTGTTACTTGAACCCAAGAATTGACATAGCACCTCTTGGTTAAACTTAATGTCACCAAGTAAGCGTTTTTGTTCGCTTGCCCAATCCTTATCTCTCTTTGGATGCTCCCAATAATTAACTCTGTAAGCCTTAAATCCATTTGCATCTTGCTCTGCATCGTTCCAGAATTTCCAAAAGTGATTGTATCCAAGAGGTGTGGATGTAAGAATTATTTTGGTTGTTTCACCAGCAGACACTACTGGGTACACAGATGTAAAGAATTGATCTGCAATATTATTTGGAATAATTGCTACCTCATCAACATACAGCAGGTTTACAGACTTACCACGAATACCAGAGTTCGATGTTGCAGCAGTGAATACTTTAGAACCATTCTCTAATTCCACATCACCTTTGTTCCAAGTCTTGATACCTTGTTGCATCCATAAAGGCACATTCTCATACATTAACTGATAGCGAGAAAGAATCTCCATTGCTGCATCTGCTTTAAATGCAAGAATGGCTACTGTTTTGTTGTTATTGAAAAGGGAGTACCAAAGAATGTACGCTGCAACAACTTGAGACTTACCCATCTGTCTAGGCTGCATACTAATAACACGACGATTACTTTCAATTATTTCAAGAAACTTTTCTTGATATTCGTACAAGTGAAAAGGAATTAATACTTCAGAATCAAGTGAAACAATTTTACAATAAGTTTTTATAAAATAAATTGGATCTTCTTTACACTTAAGAAGTTCTGCAACCTGCTCTCCAGTGTAGTTAATTTCATAACCAACTTGTTTGAGAGAGCGATTGCCATTATAGGAATTATTCTTTGCTGTCAACTGTCTTTGCCTTTTGAGCACTAATCATTTTCATTAAGTCTGCAGTAGACCCAGCAAACACTATATTGTTTTGTTGCTGAATCTTTTGATCCTGAGACTCACCCGACACCTCTTTTTTCTGCTTGTGTAGTGTCATTAAGTCTTTAGCTATCTCACTTTGTGCTTTTATCAGCTGTCCTGCAACCTCAAACGATCTTGCTGACTCTGATGATCTTGCAATCGATATAATGTCATCAAGAACAGTATTATTCTTTGCTATAAGATCTCTTAGAGTTTCTCTTGCAAGATCAAAATCACTTTCTTTTTTATCCGGATTGGATTCTTCTATCTTCTCAACAGAATAAGATTTAGGCTTCACATCGTCTACATTAAACAATGTGTTTAGTTTGTCGAATGTATTGTTCATTAAAAATCCTCAAATGTTTCTATAAACGAAGTTACATTTCCTGCTGTGGCATTAGCTGGATCAACGGTTACAGTATATGTCTGTATTTTTTCTGTTAAATCTGGTTCATTGAAGAAATCAACATTAACATTTTTAATGACCCCTTCACGAGAGATAGGTCCGTAGAAGTTAAGTTTGAGAGTAAAGTTTAGAGTCCAAATAATTGCTCTTCGTTGAGTAAACTCTCCTTCATACTGATCATCATAACTTATACTTTCCAAAAGTATTGGTAAGTCATTTTTAATACCAAGTTCAGGTATTGAATTCAATGTTAAGTTAAAGTCTGGATTAAAATATGGTAGTATTTGTTCTAATATTTGCAATCCATCATCTTGATTTTTTACATAAATGTATAACGCTACATTAATATTATATGGAGACGGAGCGTATTGCATGTTAGCAGAAGTAGAAGTATTATTAATTGTTCTATTTTTCTGCACTAAACTTATTCGTCTTGTTGGGTCATAATCAACAGACAACATCTCAAAAGCCATTCTTGGTAGAATCACCTGCACTTCTCTTTTACCAGAACCAGTTTCTAAAGTCTCTATTCTTGCTAAAAACTTTTGTCTTGGTGCATACGACAAAGGAACTTTTAATGTTTGAATAACATTACCATTAGCATCTCGCCTATCGATGTTAATGTTGTTAAAAAGATTGCCAAATGCAACAATCCCTTTTCTTATTGTGTTGTGATAAAATTTCTGTAACATTATTGGTTGTACACTTCACCAAATGGGTTGCGATCTGTAAAGTCAAGTATATCAATCTCTGTCTCAAATGTTTCATTTTGAGCAGAAGCATCGATGTCTGCAATCGTAAACGATTCAAGAATAACGGAGGCTTGTGTTTCATATTCTAACAACATTGCATCTCCATTTTCTAACAACACTTCATACGCACCAATATCAAGAGATCTGTCCTCAGTAACCTGATCGATCTCTGCGATACCAGTATTAATAACTTCAGAAGAGTATTGGACAAGCTCACACTGAAGAGTAAAAACATAAAGTTTATTGACTTGGTAAAACGGATCAGAAGTATCGACTCTTCTAATTTCAAACAACGATTGGGTTCTTGGGAAATAAACAAGATCACCCTCAGCAGGTCTTTCTGTTAATTGAGCTTCTCCATCTCTAGCAACAATCTCTTCCCATCTTCTTCTTGCAACAATAAAGTTAGCACTATCTCTTAACTCAACACCAAATTTACTTAAAAGATCACCCTCACCTTGAAAGCCTGTAACATCAGTAAGGTACATTTCAATGGCATAAGCAAAGGTGTAATTGCTTAGAGCGTCTTCATTAAGTATGACATCTTTATTAAAAGTTTGTCTTGGTAGGTAGTACACATCGTGTCCATATATCTTCAA